TCTACAAGTTTGGTAAGAAGATCTTTGATAAGATTATGGAAGCAATGCAACCAGAGTTTGAGGATGAAACCCCAATCAATCCTTTTGACTTCTGGCAAGGTGCAAACTTCAAGTTGAAGATTGTTAAGAAGGATGGTTACTGGAACTATGACAAGTCAGAGTTCGATAAAGTATCTCCTTTATTAGAAGATGATGATGCACTAGAAGCATTATGGAAGAAGCAGTATTCACTTGCTGCTGTAACTGCACCAGATCAGTTCAAGTCTTATGATGATCTTCAGAAACGTCTGAAGTATGTTTTAGGACAAAGACCTCCTGCTCGTCGTGTAGATGAGGAAGTGTTTGATGAGGACAACTCTCGTGGTTCTTTTCAACCTAACTTTGAGACACGTAAAGCAGAGGAAACTGTGACTGCTGCTGTAGCATCTGCTAGTTCAGATGAGGATGATGCACTATCATACTTCCAGAAGTTAGCGGAAGAATAGTTGAGGGAAATGCGACTTTTTATTTCAAAAAAGTCGCAAAAAAAACTCCAGTATTTTTTTGCTATATTACTTTTTTTATTGATACAATCTAATATTTTCTGCTCTTTTTAAGGTTTCATCGATATACTCGGTGGAACCTTTTTTATATTTTGAAATATCATTTATATCATCTAAAACCACACTTATATATTCTGGTTTTAGGATAAATATTTCTCTTTTTTTATTTTCTAAATTTTCTTCATATTGAAAATTTGTGATTGGTCTAGTAATATCATTTGCAGTTGTTAATCCACCAATAAAATAATCATAATAAGTTGTTTCAAAGTCAGCAGCTACTTCTAATCCAGCAGGTACAATAGTTACTTTATTAGTATCTTTAACTTCTATTGTTTCATAATGATGAATTCCATTATATATTAAATTATAATCATCATTATACTTATGTAACAGATATCTATTAAAGTCTGCTTGGGGTAATGGCCATTCATTTGGGACATTTACTATATTATTAGCTAATAAAATTAACCAATCTAAGGTAGAATCTTCATATACTTGAGCCGCAACATTATCTGGTCTGTCATCACCTACTACTGAATATTTTTGAAAGAATGTTAGATTTTGGTAAATATCTTCTCTAAGAAAAACTCTTTTGAAAAGATTTTTTACAGTTATATAATCTGATATTTTAGCATCAGGAAGTCTACTGACGTATTCAAATTCTGGAAGTAAATCGAAGTAATTTGACATTTTAGAAACCTATTTCGGCTGGAAATTCTCCATCACCATAGTCATCATTAAATATTGGATTAAGTTCAGAGTAAGTCATTGTCATTTGATAAGCAGTCATTACTCCATCTTCATACGTTGAATATTGCCCATTTGGCGCATAGTCAACACCCATTGATTGTAAAGCACATTCTTTAAATTTATTCAAATACTTATGTTGTTCTCCATTACCATTTCGGTAAGATAATTTAAATGTATGGGGAGATTTCATGAATAATCTAGATTTTGTTCTGATTGGAGCCATACCCTGTTTAAAAAATCTAAGAATTTT